TGACAGCCGAAAGCCCCGTAGGAACCTCAAAGAGCCCCGTATGAGCGTCCCTGTCAACATTGTCCGCATTACGACTAAGGGCGCGCCTGTGGCGATTGTAGACATGGCTGGTAGGGCTGGAGGATCGTCGTCCAAGCGTGAAACTAAATATCGGCGTCCGATGTTTGCCAGTTTGTTACCCGGTGAACCGTCGCGTTTCATGTGGGCTAAAGCCGCGGATTCAATGTCTATGATTGAACGAGAAATGGATTCCACGATCAAGGCCGTGGTTCTCAAAGCAAACCAAGAGATGGCAAGGATTCGCTAATGGCAATCAACATTCCGATCATTACCAGTCTTGAAGATACGGGCATCAAAAACGCCAAAGCCGCGTTCAACGATTTCAAAAGTGCTGTCGGCAAAGCCGAGGGTGGCATGGGCAAGTTTAAGGCTGGCTCAAAAGTTGCTTTAGACGCCGTCAAAGCCAACGCTGGAACACTTGCGATTGCTGGCGGTGCGGCTTTTGCAACTTTTGCAAAGACAGCAATAACAGCGTTTCAAGACATTGCAATTGAAGCGGGCAAGTTTGCTGACGCGACAGGTTTATCTGTTGAGGACGCGTCACGCTATATCGAAGCCGCTGGAGACATCGGTGTTCCCATTGATGCCGTTGAAGGTGCTATCGGTCGCCTTAACCGAACGATTGGTGCCGACCCTGACAAGGTTCGAAACCTTGGCGTGGACCTTGTCTATTTGCGTGATGGTTCTTTAGACGTCAACGAGACTTTCTTAAACACCATTGCCCGAATAAAGGGAATCAAAGACCCAGCCGAAAAAGCCCGTGTTGCTACTCAGCTTCTCGGCAAGGGCTGGCAGTCAATGGCCGAACTCATTGAGATGGGCGCGGACGATCTCAAAGCATCTTTAGATTCTGTCTCGAGCGCACAAGTGATCACAGATGAAGAACTAGCAAAGGCAAAAGAATACCGAGACACAGTTGACGAACTTGGTGACCTTTGGAACGGTTTTGTGATTAACGCTGGCGGTGTTTTTGTTGACATTGCGGCCGACTTAAAAGATTTAACAAGTTGGGAAGGATTAGGAAACCAACTTAAAACAGGTCCTCTTGGAACGTTTCTCGGTGAAATAGGCGGCTTATTTAACGACAACGAAGAGAACGCAAAAGAAGCAGAAGAAGCGGCAAAATCTCTCGGAGATGCTTATAGCGGCTATGTCAGTTCAAGGCTTGCAGAAAGTCGCGAAGACATGCTTTTGATGAACCTTGCACTTGAAGATCAAGAAGAACAAATTGCTAGAACCGATCTTAAATGGCAGGCGTTAAAAGGAACCCTTAAACTTGACAGCGCAATAACAGACGCAAAAGAACAACTCGTTGACCTCAAAGAAATCGCTATACAAGCTTTTGCTGGTGCTGAAGGCGCAGCTGCGGATTACGAGCAAAGCGTCATTGACGCTCAACTTAAAGTGCTTGCCCTTGCCGAAACGATTGCTTTAACTGATTCGCAAAAGAATCAAATTCGAGTGCTTGTTGATACGGAGCAATTGGATCGGGCAATCAGTCTTATTGAAGTGATCGGGGCTGGTGGTTATACGCCTGAATTGAACGCCATGCGGTTCCGTGGAGCGAGAGCTCTCGGGGGTCCCGTTGCACCGGGTGGATCCTACTTAGTGGGTGAGCGCGGGCCTGAACTGTTCACACCGTCGTCGTCTGGAAACATCACACCCAACAACGCTTTAGGTGGAGCAAACATCACGGTCAATGTCAACGGTGGCGACCCGAACAGCATTGTTAGAGCGTTGCAACAGTATGTTTATCAGTCAGGCCCAGTTCCCGTGAACACTCGAGCGATGTAATGCCAACTACCGACTGGACATTCCTACTTAACGGAACAACTAATTTTAATAGTTACGTCCTTTCAGCAAACATTAAACAAGGACGAGAAAGTTACTTAGACAATTACGCTGGTGGATCAATTGCAATAACAATAAACAACAACGCAAACTATGCAAACAATTTTGCGTTTAATACCAAAATATTGGTCAATTACAACTCAAGCGCCGCTTTCAAACAAATTTTCTATGTCCAAAACATAGATTTCAACGATTACCCCGGCAATACAGGATTATCTACAGCAACAATCTTTGCAGTAGATGCTTTAGGTAGATCAGGCAGAATTCAAGCAACTGCTTTTGGTTTGACACAAGCCAACACCATAAATCAGTTACAACAATTCGACACAGGCAACGTCTTGCCTACCGATATTGTCGTGTCAGCAACTTTAGGTGGTGGAGATTCAATCGCCTCAGCTCAGACATACACGGGAACTGTCCTAAATCAAATTAACTTAATTAACGCAACAGAACGAGGAGTAATTACCACTACTGCTGGTACTTCAGCACCTTTTAACAGCACTATTGCGCCAATGCCTCGAAGCAACCTTTATTCGGCTGTTACTTCGTTTTCGTTTGGTCGTACAACATCTTCATCACTTATTGCTTACAGTTCTTTTGATCGAATTCAAAACGGATCGTCGTTTATTAACACAGCAACAATTTCACCTTTAGGTTTGTCTCCAGTAACCGAGACAAACTCGGCTTCCGTTTCAACATATGGACCTACCTTTTATGGTTCATCAACGGTTGATTACAACACAACTCAAGCCACAGGCAACGCCGATTGGATTTCAAACACTTTTTCTGACCCTGCATCGTTGCGGTTTGTTATTACTTTTACCGACAAAATGCAAAATTCAACGGCGCTTGATAATTTTGAATCTACGTTTTTTCAAACTATTTATCTGATTTATTCGCTCGCTTATCGAGTGCCAGGTGACGTTTCAGATACAACTGTTCAAGTGGTGCGAGAAGGTTGGCAAATTAACATCACTCCATCGCAAACTTCTTTTACATTGTTTTTTAGTCCACTCAACTATTATTCGTTTTTTACACTTGATTCGTCCACTTTAGGAATTTTAGATACCAGTCGACTTGGCTGGTAAAGGAGAATTATGGCAGTTAACCCAAACACAGACTTTTCGTCAGGCGCAGTGCTTACAGCTGCACAGCAGAACCGTTTTCCTCGTGGCGTCATGGCCTATAACGAATCCACTAGCACTGACGCATCTATTACAGCCGAGGAAATACAAATTACCTTGGCATCGTTTACCGCAGTTGCAAACCGTCTCTATCGTCTTACTTACTATGAACCCGGTTTTGGTTCGTCTGTCGCGGCTGCAATGACAATGCGAATTCGTCTTACAAACCTTGCGGGTGCAGTTCAGCAAACAGGCATTGTGTACAACACAGGGTTGCAACAACAAAGCGGTTGTCTTGTTGGTTTTACAACTTTTTCGGCTGGTTCTGTAGTTTTAGTGGCAACACTTCAAAGTTCTGCAGGTACTGGATCCGCAAACCGTTCATCAACAAACCAAGCCAAACTATGTGTAGAGGATGTAGGCCCAATATGATCGTTTATATTGGCGGAGATACCGCAGAGGAACAGACAATAAACTGTAGGTCTGTCATCAAGTATGAGTTGTCTAATTCAGATTGGACACAGATCCCGAACAACCCACTCACCCCGGAATACTCCGCAGAATGGGCCGCGTATCGTCAGTCATTGCGTGACTTCATGGCGACATGGACACCAAGCAACGAAGCCGACCTACCAGATCCGCCGAGACCATGAAAACTCTCGCCGTGATCGCAGCTCTCGCCGTCGTCCTCATGTTTGTCGTGACTGGATGCAATGACCGCACTCGAGACAACTGCGAAACTAAACCAACAGCCACAAGGTGCGACCAATGAAAAGACTCACTAACTCCGAAATCAAAGCACGACTCATCCTCATCGTCGGTATTGCTTTAGCCGTTGCTTTTCTAGGTTCAACTGCAGCTCTGCTTTACGGCTTGCTGTTTGTTGTACAGCCATTAGACGTGTCACCTAACGATGAATCAGCCTGGTCGCTACTTAGCCCAATGATGTTGTTTCTTACTGGAGCTCTATCAGGAATCCTCGCCAGTAACGGCCTCAAAGACAAAGGGGACAAAGATGACAATTAGACCGTACACAGGTAGCACCGACGGCAACCATCCGACACCGCGCGCCGGCACAAAACGATTTGTTGAGTTTTGCGAGTACTTGTTTGGCGTCAAGAACATTGGGATCTATGCGAACCGACCAATGCGTTCGGGACCGCAGCTGTCCGTCCACGCGACATGGCGAGCAACTGACCTCAAAGGCACCAAGGCCCAACGCAAAGCTTTAGTCGAATTCCTGTTTCAGCACCGCGACCTTTTAGGCATTGAAGAAATCCACGCTTACGACGGCACAGGATGCCCACTACCGAACCTCACCAAGTTTGGCGCTGGGTACCGATGCGACCGTGACGCTTGGAAGGCTTGGACCCCAACACGCAACGGAGGCACACCCGGTGCCGACTGGACTCA